ATTACAGGTAACGTTCGCACTGCCTCGATTCTAAACACGACTTCATTCAACAATGCGCGACTGCAAATGACAACTGCTGGCGCAATTTTCGATGTGGGTGTTGCGGGAAACATTGTTCAGCGTGTGCGTGGGGCTGCTTCACAACTTGCTGACCTTATGCAGTTGCAGACTTCAGGTTCAGCGGTTTTGGGTGGGCGTAATGCTGTCGGGCAGATTTATACTGGTTCGACTGCTGGTTTGACAACTGGTGTGGGTGGGGCTACGACTGCTGCGACTTCGGCTGCTGGAACTGCAACTATTACGACTACGAGCGCACATAACATTGGTTCGGGCGATTTGGTTGTTGTTGCAGGTATCACGCCAGGTGGTTTCAATGGAACTTATGTGGTTACTGCTGTGCCATCTAGCACTGCAATTTCGTATGTGAACGCGACTTCAGGGCCACAGACTGTTGCTGGCACAATTTCGGTTTATGCGCAAACAAGCATTGTTTCGCGATCTGCTGCAACAAGCGGTTTGATTATTCGCGGTGCAGCTTCACAGTCAACTAACTTGACTACTTGGCAAAACTCTGGTGGAAATACTGTCACAAGTATTGGTTCAGCTGGTGGTTTATATACAGATGTTATAAATGGACAATCATCACTTTCGGCAACTATTTCTCTGGGTGCTTCTAGAAATCTTGCTTTAGTTACAGCCTCGCCAAATTATGGTGGTGGTTCAGCGGTGATTATGATTGGTAACGCTGCGGGAACGCCTACTTCTAACCCGACTGGTGGCGGTATTCTTTATGTTGAATCAGGTGCGCTAAAGTATCGCGGTTCGTCAGGCACTATCACAACACTAGGAAGCGCATAACATGAGTGATTTCAATGTTTCTAATGAGGTAAAGGCACAGATTCTTGGTGATCGTTTGCGTGCTTTGAATGTTGAGGGTTATGGTCATGAACTGTTGCTGAAACAGTTTGAGGCTGCGAATCTGCTTGATTCTGTTGAGGCTCAGGCTTCACGCGATGCGATAACAGTTATTCAGGCGGCGATTGTCGTTGTCCAGGTCGAGTTTGATGGGCTTAGCGCATAACAGCCTAAAAGTTAGACTTGTTGCATGAGAACTCTTGACGATGCAATCAAAATCTATAAATCTTTTGTTGGTAAGACTCGCGCTGAGCTTGAGAATCCGGCTACTGGTGCGCCTTGGCTAAAGGGTAAGCCTCACAACTATTTCGATTGTGCAAGCGCGTTTTCGTATGTTTCGGGTATTGGTCGCGACATTTATTCTTGCGGCACTTGGGTTCAGCATTTCAAGAATGAAAAGACTTGGCACTTCACTGGTCTGCCTAAGCGTGGGGATGCAGTGATTTTCTCTTGGGATGGTTTGGGTATGCGTGCTGATGGTGGCGAGCATGATCACATTGGTTTGGTTGCGATTGATGCTGAACCTGGCAAAGACATTTATTACCTCAGCGCAGATTCGACTGATGCTCGCATTGTTGACTTGCATCATGTCCCTCTAAAGTTTGTTTCGGGTTGGGCGACTATCCCTTGGGCAGCTAAATAATGAGTTTTCTTGCTAAAAATAAGGCTATTTTGAGCCTTTTGGGGCAGATTGTTTGGCGCAGCTTCGGCCTTGCCTTGATTGCTGTGCCTATTGGTGCAGGTGCTGGTGCTGCTTGGTCTGGCTCTTGGGTGAATGGTGCTTTGATTGCGTTTGCGACAGCCTTTTTGACTGTTTCGAGCGTGCTTGGTGTTGCTATCGCTTCGACAGGCAAATTGACGACTAAGAATGTTGATGATGCGTTCAAAACTGCGGTGCTAAAGACTATGCAAGAGGAACAGGCTAAAGATAAGCCTGCAGATAGCCCTAAACAGCCTTAAAAGGCTCATAGCGGGCTTAGCGCACTTGTTTGCGTATCTTTTTACGCTGGTCAGGTGTTGTGCCTCCCCAGATGCCAAAATCTTCATAAACGCCAACTTGTAAACATTCGGCTATCACTGGGCAGCGCATGCAGATTTCTTTGGCTGTTCGTGTTGCAAGATTTTTCATGGTTGTTGAGCCGCCGAGTCCATTCCAGTCGTCTGGATAAAAGATTTCGGGGTTTTGTTGACATTCCACGCCACCGTTTAGGTCTATGGCTTCGCGCAGCTGAACTGTCAAGCGATCTAGTTTTTTAGCGTTGTCAGGGGTCATGGCTAGAGTTTAGGTTATGACAACACCTGACTTTGCAAACTTGTTTACAGATGCCGAATTTCTTGGCCTTTTTGAGGCTAATAGCGCTGAGTGGCATGCCGCGCGTAATCAACCTGGAGTGATTTCGGGCAGTGAAGTTGGCACTATTTTGGGGCTTAGTCCGTTCACTTCGCCTTATACGTTGTGGGCGCAAAAGACTGACCGAATTGACCGGCAGATTCCTGAAAACGATGCGATGTTGCTTGGCACTTTTTTGGAGTCGGGTATTCGTGACATGTATGCGCATAAGCATCCTGAGGTCACTGTGATTGGTGATGTGGGTTCGTGGCGGTCTAAGTTGACACCTTGGGCGAACGCTAACCCTGATGGCGTGTGTTTGCCTTTAGATGGCGGTGAACCTTATTTGCTGGAAATCAAACACACTTCACAATTTTGGGACTCAATTCCAGAGCATTACAAAGCTCAGGCTTATTGGTATCTGTATGTTACTGGGTTGCAGCGAATGGTGTTTGCTGTTGATGCTGGCGGGCGTTATGCCGAATTTGAGTTGCTATATGACGAGTTTGAAGTTTTGGCGATGCTTGACCGCGTGACTTTGTTTCGTAACCTGATCATGACGGATGTTGCGCCTGATTGGGATGGCAGTGATTCGACATATGAGACTGTCCGCAAACTGTCGCCAGGTGTCGAGTCGCGTGATGAGGAGTTGGGTGATTTGGGTATTCATTTGGTCAATGCACAGACAGCGTTTGAGTCAGCTGAGGCGCATTTGCGTGAGATGAAGTCGCGAACTATTGAGGCTTTGAATGGTGCTAAGAATGGCACTGTTGATGGCAGAGTTGTGGTTACGCTTGGTCAGCGTGGCAATAATCCACCTTTTTTGACCATAAAGAAAGCAGGAAAATAGTGAGTTACCATGCAGGGCAGGGCGTGACTTTGAGTATCAAGGTTGCGGTTATCAATGGCAGTGATGTCAAAACTTCGGTTATTGGCTTTATTCGTAATGTGTTGACTGATGATGCTGGCCACACTTGGCTTGAGGTTTATGGAATCAGCAGCCCGATTGAACTGAACGAGTTAGTTGAGGTTTCTACTCATGGCTAGTTTTGATTTGCAAAATTATGTGACTGTTGAGCAACTAAAGGAACAGTTTTTTGCGCGTTATCCTGATGGGCGTATTGTCACACAGAATTTGACTAGCGATCAGGATAGACAGGTTTCGACTTGGGTTGTTGTTGCAGCTATCTATTTGACTGCTGAGGAACAGGAACGCAATCTGCCTAAAGCGACAGGGCATGCTTTTGAGATTGATGGCGTGAATGGGACTGCCAATAAGTTTTCGGCTCTTGAGAATTGTGAGAGTAGTGCTATCGGCAGAGCGTTGCGCAACGCTGGGTTTGGCAAGACACCGACTCGTGAGGAAATGAGCAAGGTTCAGCGTGGTGAAGCGCGCCTGGAACGTCAAAGCAAGAGTGTTGATTGGGTTGCGAAATTGAATTCGATAGATGATGTTGAGGGGTTGCGTAGTCTTTATATTGATGCGAAACAGTCGAAAGCATCACCGGCAATTTTAGATCAGATTAAGGCTAAGGCAGATGGCTTGGGGCAGGCAGGATAGTTTGATTTTGGCTGCACATGTGGCCGAGATTTTTGAACTATTGCAAGAGCTTGAACGCACGCCAACTTTTGGTGATAAAGCCAAGATTCAAAATGTGAAAGACATTCGCGAACTCGTTTTGAGGCAAGCGGGTCGTCTGCGTTATTCGGTCAAAAATTTGGATGATTAGCAGTTTTTAGTGTTTTGGGTTTATAGTGTTTCACTATGAACGAACCTGAATTTGCTTACACTGATTCGCCTTGCCCTATGTGTGGGTTTTTGTTGACAGCCAATTTGTTGTCTAAGCGGCGTGAGCGCGGCAACATGCTTGACATGAAGTGTCGGCCTTGTTTTCGTATGACTTCCAGCGACCATGAGCGCAGGGTCAAGAGTCGAACTACTGGCCTTATTTGTCATCCTTGGATGGGCGCGATGGATTATGACCAGATGGTTTGCCTGAATGATGAGGGTCAGCCGGTTTATTTGGGTGAGCGTATTTGTGGGCATGCTGATTGTGTCAATGAGGATCATGTGATTGTGAAAGTGCCTGGCACTTGGCGCAAGGGTAATCGTGGCGGTTTGAAACAGAAACGCCGAGCTAGGGTCTAAGATAAAAAATGCGGATGCCAGTCCCTGTGAGAAAACTGACACCCGCGCACCGATAACCAACTATCGGCTTCTTCATTCTATGGGATGTTTAGCCGAGATAAGGCAACAACATGGCATCCAAATATAAGTTTCAAGATTATGAGGCTATCTGGTCTTATTCGCAGGCTTCGGGCAATGATTTGCTGTTGCTGTTGGCGTTGGTGAAGTTTCGAACGCCTAAGGGCATGTGGGCTACTAAAGAGACTTTGTCGCAGCTGATGAACTGCAATGTGGATACTGTTGAGCGATCTATAAAGCGACTTCGGGAACTGGGTGAGTTGTCTTGGCAGTCTGGTTCGGCGTTTGGTAAGCGGGCTAATGTCTATAAAATCAATCTGCTTGGGCTTGACCATGACCCCGCAAATTGCGCACGAAACTGCACACGAGATTGCGGTTCTAATACCCCGCAAACTCACGCTGTGAACCCCCGCAATATCACCCCTCTAAACAGTAAAGAAACAGAAATGAAATTAAGCGAAAAAAGTGAAGTTTTAGAGAGTGGTTTTTGGCCTAGTGAGATGGATTTTCGGGTTGTGCCTTTTTCGCCTCAAATGTTGGTTTGGGCTAGGCAGCATGGGATGGATGATTTGTTTCCGTTGTTGAGGCTTGAGGAGTTGCATCGGCGGTTTGAGTTGCATCCGCAGAATCGGGGCAAGGTTGGGGTTGAGCGTGCCAGGTTGTTTTATGCGTGGTTTGTGAATGATTTTGCAGAGTTTCGCGCTTCGCGCACAAATGGGGGGATGTAGTGATGCGTGAGAGTCATCAGCTTTTGTTGCATGAGATTTGTTTTGAGGCTGCGGTTTGTGGGGCTGTGATTCAGCTTGAGCAGTTTGATGTGACTCAGTTGGGGCTTGTGCCTAGTGATTTTAGTAAGCCTATGTGGGCTAGGGTTTGGGCGGAGTGCTTGGATTTGTGGGCTAACGCGGGGCGTATTGATGTGGTTTCGGTGGTCAATAATGTGAATGATTATCGTGCTGAGATTTGGTCTGTTGTTGATGTCGCTGTTGCCCCTGCGCAGGTGAATTATTATGCGAACGCTCTCAAGGATCAGGTGACTAAGCGTAAGGTCTTGGAGTTGTTGGATGCGATGCAGAAGCAAGCACCTGGCATGGATGATGTGGATGAGTTGGTTGTTGCGTTGCAGGCTGATTTGAAGCGGCTTGAGCGGACTAAGGCTGTTGATTTGCCTTTGTTGCAGCTTGATGTGCAGTCTTGGCTAAAGAATTTGCGTGAACCGTCGCGGGCTTTGGCGACTTGTTTTCCGCGTATCAATGATTTGATTGTGGGATTGAAACCGGGTTCGATGTATGTGATTGGTGCTAGGCCGAGCGTGGGTAAGACTTTGGTGGGGATGCAGATTGCGTTTGAGTTGGCTGAACAAGATCATGATGTGTTGTTTTTTAGCCTTGAGATGGATAAAGATTCTTTGTTGAATCGTGTGATGGCTGATTACACCGGCATTGAGGTCAGCATGTTTGAGAAGAGCATGATTACCCCTGAGATGTCTTGGGACATTGTTGAACGCATGAAAACGCTCAAGAATAGGCTGATGATTCATGACTTGGCAGGGCTATCTCTGGCGCAGATTAAGGCGTTTGCTAAAGCGGTAAAGGCACAGCGACCACTCAAAGCGATTTTTATTGATTATTTGCAGTTGATTCAGGGCGCAGATAAGTCGAATTTGTATCAAAAGATTACTGAGATTTCGCAGGGGGTCAAGATTTTGGCTAAAGAGTTGGATGTGCCAGTGGTGGTTTTGGCTCAGCTGAACAGGTCTGTTGCTGGTAAGCCTGAGGCTATGCCTGGCATGCATGACCTTAGGGATTCTGGTGCTATTGAGCAGGATGCTGATGTGATTGTTTTGTTGTCTAGATCACAGAGCGATGAATCTGTGGCGCGGGATATTGCGATTGCTGCGGGAACTCATCCTGAGGTTTGGCGTAAGGGTGAAAAGGATTTGATTACGCTCGATGTGGTCAAGAATCGTAATGGTGCGACTGGTCAGGGCTTGTATCGCTTTGATGGGGCGTTTGCTAGGGTTCGGGAGTTGCGACGCTAAACTGCTTTTGTGCAAGAGAATCAGGTTGAGTGTGAGATTTGTGGCTTTAAGTGGGCTGTGAACTCTGCTAAGCGTGGCAGAAAAGACTTGCTGTGTATCTCATGCAGGGCAAAGCCCGCGATTTCGATTCAGTATGGTTCTCTTAGGTGTTTGCCTTGGCCTGCTGATGTTGATGACCAGTTGCGCCCGATTACTGCTGATGGGGTTTTGGTGTTACCTGGCAGGCGGTTGTGTGGGCATAGTGATTGTGTGCAATCAACGCATGTTGTCGAGAGCCTTGATTAGACTGTGATTGCAGTATTCACAAAACATAGATTGGATAAATGACCAAATGGCAGCTGTAAAAGTTGAGGGAATCGTCAAAAAGATTTTCTTTGAGGGTAAAGGTGTTTCGATCACTGAAACCTATAAGTCGCAGTCTGGCGAGGATTACACTCGCACTTGGACTGCTTGGTTCACTACTGACCCTAATTTGGCTGAGGGTGATAAACTCTCGGTGACAGGGCTACTCAGTACTAAGATTGAGGAGTTTCAGGGTCAGGATGGTAAGCCTAAGCAAAAGATTGCTTTGAGTATCAATAACTCGGTTATTTTGGGTGATGTGGTCAAGGCTTCTGCTGCGGTGTCTGCCCCGTTTTAGTTAGTTTGAGATTACGCTTTGCGACCGTTTCCTTGTTTGCGGTTGCAGAGCGTTTTTTCATGTTTGGCGCATGATGTCTAGGCAGGTGTTTGCGTTTAGTGTGTTTGGGGTTGTCCCTGCGCCTCAGGGTTCTAAAAAGTTTGTGGGCAATGACAGGTTTGGGCGGCCTCGCATGATTGAGTCGAGCAAGCGGTTGAAGCCTTGGCGTGATGCTATTGCTGATGCTGTAACTGATGCCATGAGTAACAGTGGTGATGATAGCCGGTTTGATTCAGCTGTGGAAGTCAAAGCAACGTTTTATGTGCCTCGACCTAAATCTGTCACTAGATCGTGGCCGAGTGTGCCAGCCGATTTGGACAAGTATTGTCGCAGCCTTTTGGATGGAATTACTGCTGGTGGGGTTTGGACTGATGATGCCTTGGTTTGTCGCCTTGTGGCTGAGAAAAGGTATGCCAAGGGTGAGCCAGGTGTTGCGGTTACTGTTACCAAACTGTAACTTGCAGGTTGTTGCAGTCTTGAACTGATAGACACTAATCTGGTCTTATCGGTTATGAAAGGACTGAATAAATGAACACTCCAACTAGCTACCAAAAGTCAATCTTGAACGAGCAGATTCGCGTGATCAAGAAAATGCGTGACGAACGCAGAGCTGATTTGCTGCACTTCCAAAGCCTAAACACTTTTAGCGTTGACATTGAAAAGCAGATTCAAATTCTGCAAGACAGCATCAAATTCTTTGATGGTTTTATTACCGGCTGTGGCTATGCCCTAGACATCATTGACGAGTCTTTGACTATTAACAGTGAGGTGAGCGCATAATGTCACCTGAACAAAAACTACAGTTGCGAATTGCTGACCTTGAGAAAATCATTGTGATCAACTATCGCACTTGGGAACGAGAGAGCAAGATTTCGGGGGTTGAGGCTGTCGGTTATCTAAGACAACTCAAACTAAACATGGGCATTGTTTGCGAATTGACTGGCGAGCAGCCTGCTGATGTTGCTGCGCGTTTGGGTATCAGCGTGAGGATGTGGCA